TTTTGACTGACCGTAGTATGGAACAGCATGATACTTTTCAATCATGTATTCGTTCACTGTCTGATCAGCATAGTTTGTAGTTCTTCTAAGTGAACCTAGAATACGACCAAACTTACCTTTTGCGTCATATTCAGCAGTTTCTAGAATCATCCACTCATCATCACACATCTTCTTTAAAAACTCTTTAGCGGCAAGCCCATAGACTTTTTCTTCTTTGTCTGAGGTTCTGGATTCTGGTGTATCAATACCATACAGACGAACTCTTTCACCTTTGAGCCATACACCAAAGCCAAGGTCAATGTCTACATCAACAGTGTCACCGTCAACAACTTTTACTATTTTGCATCTGTATTCAAACATTATCGTGTCCTTCCTTGGCCTCTGTATTTTTTGTGGCTTCTTCTTTTGTGCTTATTCATTTTTGCAAGAGACGGTTTACCTCCAATAGAGGTTTTGTTGTAAGTAGGTTCCCATGCGCTAGTCTGTACCAGTTTCGCCATCTTCACTCCTTCCATTTACAAGTTTCTGTAGTTCAGCGGTACTTCCAACGAACAATGCGTTTGTCACATTCTTCGGTGCTTCTTTTTCTTCAGTCTTTTTTAGGTCTTTGACTTTCTTCTGTATATCTAGTAGGTCTTTATTTGCATCTACTAAAGTCTTTGAAAGTTGAGACACAACCTCAAACGCTCTTGGATGTTCACTTGCTTTTGCTAAATCAATAAGAGCATCGAGGGCTTCTGTGCCCTTTTCGATTACGCCATAGAGATTTTCTCTAGCATATTTGTAGTCTGAATCTATTTCTTGAGTGTCGGTTTTAGCGAGATCAGCCAGGATATCTTTATCTCTTTCCATAATCTCTTCCATTATCTCAAACTGACTTTCAACATTTAATGCTTTATCTAGTCCGTCAGCTACATTGTTTTTCATATCATCTTATAACCGTTGAGAAGTTATTCCCTGTAAAGAAGTTTTCAGTATCAAAAGCAAATCCGTAAGTAGAGTTGGCGCTGATAGTGCTTCTATCTACACTTGCTGATGAGTTAGCAGTAGGAGACCCATTTGCAAGAAGGCCTGGTGTTAGAGTAATTCTGTCTGCTTCAAAAGCTGAAGTATTTGCTGATGGTTCAATATGGAAATCAACAAGCGTTCTTGTGATAAGTCCTTTGTTTGTAACAGGTCCGTAGATGTAGCCTTTGACTGTAAAGTTGAAGGTGTATATGATTGCTCTACGAGTTTGAAAGTCTGCTTCGTATGTGTCTTCTAATGACATACCTGTAAGAACTGTAGGAACATCTACATAGATACCAAGTGACGGAACAATCTTTACAGAGTTTGTCCACTCAGGTCTGAAATATGGTAGTATCTGTTCTACAACTTGAACCGCATCTTCATTATTTGCAAACATACCATAAAGAGATATGTCGATATTGTATGGTGCTGGTGCCCAGCCAGAACGCAAAGAGTTGTTACCAGAACCGATTGATGTGATACGATTCTGTTTGTTCATCTGTCTTGTTGAATCGTAAGAGAAACCTGTGATTTCAAAAGCAAGTCTAGGTAAAACAACTGCCACTTCTCTAATAATATCTGGATTCTGTCTTAAACGAGCAAGATATTTTTCTTTTGGACCATACGCAATAGGAACTCTCAGAGTTTGAATAGCAGTTCCAGCACTGTTGTAGCGAACTACATCAATGTCATTGAACATATTACCAAACATGATAATATATTTACGAATAGCACTGTGATAATCAAACTGACCAAACATTACCAGTCACTCCCTTCACTGAATGGATTCTGTTCAGAGAAATCGAGAAATGCTCCAAGAGAACCAGATGATGTTGTCTCTGTTTGAATATACTGATTGTTTGCTGTTGTGCTGATACTATCAACTCTATAATCTTCAGTAATCAATGTGCCGCCTTGTTCAAATACAAGAATGTTTCCACTCTCATCAAGTAACTGGAAGTTCTGCATGATTGAAGAGTGTGTATCTTGAATTGCATCAATCTCTGGTATGCCTGTATCAATCTCTTCATGTGAGTACTCAAAGAGTTCACATTTCAGATCATACATCTGTAGTTCACCCATCTGATAGAATACAGATTCGTCTTCTACAAACTTAATCTCAAACAAACCGCCTGTCAGAGGGAAATAAATCAAATCGCCCTCTAAAGGTCGAGTAGCATTGTTACCATCTTCTTTTTGAGTGAGTTGATCTAGTAAAACTTCATCATGAAATCTTCTACTAGAAATAGTGAATGTCATTTCATCACGAATCTCTACATTGAACTTTGATAAGAAGTCACCTTCTCCTTCAAAGCCTTCAACATTTTTGATATACATTTCAAGTTCAAAGTAGTTATCAAACTTCGACAACACATCCTCTCCAAAGAGATAATCTTCTTTGACGAGTGTTCTTGGAATGTAATAACAGTCATAACCATATATCTTGATAGACTCAATAATCAAGTCTTCAAGTAGATTCTGCTGACCAAAATGTTCATAGTTATTAAAGTAGAGATTGGTTGCCATCAGTCATTTATCCAATCATGTCCATAACAGGCATAGAGAACTTAGATATAATCTCTTCTTCTAGCCTTTTGATTTCTTCGTCTGCTTCTGACCAGATTGTTTGACCGTTGAATGTAAGACCGCCAGGAAGTTGCATACCTTCAAACTTCTTGAGGTTCTCACCCCATTGACGCTTGAAGAGTTGTGTACAATATTGTCTGAGCCAGTAGTCGCCCCATACTTGTGTGTAAGTATCAGGATCAATGACACGATATGCTTCGATAATGAGATACTCGCCGGCTGTTACTCTTGCTGACCAGTCCATATCGATGTATAGTCTATCCATGTGACGAGAAAAGCGTAGTGGTTGTTTACCTACAAAGATTTCTTCCATAAGAGCAATACGCTCCATAGAAGAGACATAGTTTTGAAACTGAGAATGTGCCCAATCGTAGATTTCATTTAGAGTAATCTGATAACGCAAGTTGAATAGATTGTTTGCGTTTAGTCCAGTTCCTACAGGAAATAGATTTACAACACCTGTAATTGTAGTTGGAATCGAAATGTATTCATTTGTAATATCAGACGCAGAAACTTGATGCTTTAGAAAAGTTCTCTCTGTACCATCAAAATGATAGTCACGATAAAACTCTAAAGCATCATCAATTCTGTCTTGCATCTGATCTTCATCAATATTGATTTCGACCACTGGATGACCTAATCTGCGAAGGCAGTATTTTTTTAGTTCTGTTCTTGAGCGAGGATTAGCCATAGTAATAGTTCCAGACTTCTGTTATTTTCTATGACTATTTATAATAAATTATATTGTCTCTGGCCAATCAGCAATAGGTGCATTACCAGTTGGCACTCCATCTGCATCAACGGGTGTGTCAAACAGTGCTACGAAAGCGGTGTGGTCTGCCGCACCGTCAATGCTTGCTTCAATCGTGTTGCTTGCAGTACGCACAGCCGCACGATAAGTCGTTACGTCTGCTGGTACAGTATAGTCAGCAACCTCGTTGGCTTTGATTACCATCCAGTCTGTTGGCTGAAGCAAACCACCAGCCTGTTCTTTGATGGTAGCTTTCCACTGTGACTTGAGTCCAAGCGTTACACCTTGTTCACCTGTCGTTGGGTCAATCTTTGCATCGCCGTTTTCATCTACCCACAGTGTGTCGCCAAGTTCTTTTGGTGTGTTTGCATCCCACCAGAAGCGATTGTCAAACGGTGCTGGGTCATCTTCCCATACAAGACCAGCGGCGGCTTTGTCTTCGTCTGACCAAATCATCCAGTTGCGTGGATGTGTGACATCAAAGGTGTTACCTTCTTCGTCTGTTGCCGTGCCAACCCAACTGCGTCCAGCACGGATATAAGTATCGTTGTATTTCCAAGCCATTATTTACTCCTTAACGTGCGTTGGCATATTTGAATGGTTGTTCAGCAAAGGCGAGGTAGATGTAAGTATCGCCACTATAATTTGTGGCATAATTGGTAGTTCTAATTTTGAATCCATTGGATAGATAATCTTTAGCAGACCAAGTGTGTCCTTCAGCGGCAACATTTTCGGCAAGTAGATTTGTGTCCACAAGGTTGTATGTGTCTCTTTTGTTGTCCGCTATTTGCCAATGCTGTCCAGAACCGCCAGTGCTGTTTGTGTTTTTAATCATTACCCAAGCAGGACGGAAACCTGTGTAGATAAATGGTCCATCACTTGAACCATTGCCAACATAACT